CCGCTTCCCGCAGTGTGGCGAAACTAGGACCGAGGGTTTGAGCTGATGGAATGGCCGGCTGATAAAGTGGAGCGATGGGCGCTCGATCGGCTCGTTCCGTACGCTCGGAACGCGCGGACGCACAGCGACGCCCAGGTCGCGCAAATCGCCGCCTCGATCAAGGAATGGGGCTGGACGAACCCGGTTCTGGTCGACGAAACGGGTGGCATCATCGCCGGGCATGGGCGGGTGTTGGCCGCGCGGCAGCTCGGGCTCGCGGACGCGCCGGTCATGGTGGCGCGCGGCTGGACGAAGGCGCAGCGGCAAGCCTACATCCTCGCCGACAATAAGCTGGCGCTGAACGCCGGATGGGATGAGGCGCTGTTGCGGGTCGAGCTCGCCGACCTCGCCGAGATGGGGTTCGAACTCCCGTTGATCGGGTTCAGTGAACAGGAACTCGCCGGCCTGTCAGCGAGCCCTGGTCTGACCGATCCCGACGAGGTGCCCGAAGTGCCGGCTGAGCCGATCAGCAGGCCGGGCGATCTGTGGTTGCTTGGCGGGAATGTCACCTGTCCGCGTTGCCATAAAGCCACGCCGCTCGAACACGCGATCAGGCGCAAATGATGGCGTCCTGCACTTGCGAGCACTGTGGCGAAGTGTTCGAGGCCGAGCCGAAGGGCGGGCACCGGGTCTTGGCGGGCGATAGCACCGAACCTCTAGCGGTGGCCCGGTTAATGAGCGGCATGGAAGCTCAGTTATGCCTTACCGACCCGCCATACGGCCTCGACGACACCGCGAGCACCAAGAACAACTACCTCGCCTACAATGACACCCGCGACAACCTGATTGCTACGGTGCGCGGGTTCCTGCCGCTGGCGCAATCAACGGCGGGATGTGTGGTTCTGACTCCAGGGAACGGGAACGTAGGCCTATATCCCTTACCGACTTGGACGATGGCGTGGTTCACGCCAGCCGGCGTCGGGCGCGGGCCTTGGGGCTTCTGCTGTTGGCAACCCGTGCTGTGCTATGGGCGAGACCCGAAGCTCGCGAAGGGCAAAGGGTGTCATCCCGACGCAATCGTCCATACCGAATCAGCCGAACGCCTCGGTCACCCCTGCTCGAAGCCGGTCAAGTTCTGGTCCTGGCTGATGGAGCGAGCGAGCGAACCGACCGACCTGATCTATGATCCGTTCGCGGGATCAGGGACGACGCTGATAGCGGCGGAAATGACCGGGCGCGTCGCGCGGGTAATCGAGATCGACCCGGCGTATGTCGACATAACGATTAGGCGCTGGTCTGCCTTCACGGGCCGGGAGGCGGTTCTCGCCGGCGACGGGCTAACCCTTGCCGAGGTGGCGCAGGCTCGCGAGGTCGCACAATGAGCGTGGTGGAATGCGTCTGCCCCGGATGCGGCACGGAGTTTGAGGGCGAGGCCAAGGGAGGGCACCGGCTGGTCTGCGGCGACAGCACCGACGCCGACACGGTGGCGAAGGCGCTGGGCGGCGTGAGACCGCATCTGATGGTCACCGACCCGCCTTATGGCGTCGAGTACGATGCAGCGTGGCGCAAGACCGCGCGCAACGGCGATGGTTCGCTGTTGTCAACCGGACGGCACCGGGCAATCGGCACGGTGCAAAATGATGCGACTACGGATTGGGTCGCCGCCTGGGCGCTGTTTCCCGGCGACGTTGCCTACATCTGGCACGCGGGTCGATATGCCAGCGCGGTCCAATCCTCGGTCGAGGCGGCAGGCTTTGAAATTCGGTGTCAACTTGTCTGGGCGAAGAGCGGAATCGTGGTCGGGCGCGGTCATTATCACTGGCAGCACGAACCTTGCTGGTATGCCGTTCGCCGGGGAAAGACGGCACATTGGGCGGGCGACCGTAAGCAAACGACGCTTTGGGCGATCTCGAAGCCGGTGAAGTCCGAGACCGGGCATAGCACGCAGAAGCCGGTCGAGTGTATGCGCCGGCCTATCGAGAACAACAGCAATCCCGGCCAAGCGGTCTATGAGCCGTTCAGCGGCTCGGGCACCACGATCATCGCGGCGGAAATGACGGGCCGGTCGTGTCACGCGATCGAGCTGAGCCCGGCCTATGTCGACGTGGCAGTGATGCGCTGGCAAGCCTTCACCGGCGAGCGCGCGGTGCGCGAGAGTGACGGTCGGGCCTTTAACGAGCTGGGCGCGGCGGCATGAGCGAGGGCGCCTTCGACCCGCTGCTCGACTGCTACCTGTCGTGGGAAGCATACATCCGGCACTGCCGCGACCGCCTGGAGGCGACCGGCGAATATCCGCCGACCGGCCCGTGGGGCAAGCGCGAGGCCGAGGGAAAGGAACGTGATGATCGAGGGTCGGAAGCCTAAGCCCACGCACCTGAAGCTGGTCACCGGCAATCCCGGCGGGCGCAAGCTGAACGCGCGGGAGCCCAGGCCGGCGCGGTCACTGCCGAACGCGCCCGCCGCGCTCAACGATGCGGCCAAGGTCGAGTGGCGCCGCGTATCGAGGCAACTGCACGTTCTCGGGATGCTGACCGGGCTCGATCGCGCGGCGCTCGCCGCGTACTGCCAAGCCTACGGGCGCTGGATCACCGCCGAGCGGGCGCTGGGCGAGATGGCGAAGCGCGACCAGCTCACGGCGGGTTTGCTGGTGAAGACGACGAACGGCAACGCGATCCAGAACCCGCTGGTTGGGACGGCGAACAAGGCGATGTCGGACATGGTGCGGTATGCCGCCGAGTTTGGCATGACGCCGAGCGCGCGGAGCAGGATCAATGCCGAAGGACAGCAAGAGCACGACCCGGCGGAACGCTTCTTTAGCTGACGATCCGGTTACGGCCTGGGCGCAGGCGGTCGTCGATGGTGAAGTCGTCGCCGGGCCGCACATACGCAACGCCGCGCGGCGCCACCTCCTCGACCTCGTCGAGGGACCGAAGCGGGGGCTGACCTGGGATCTCGCCGCCGCGCTGCGGGCGATCGACTTCTATCATTCCGTCTTGCGGCTGGCCGGCGGGCAATTCGAGGGGCGGCGGTTCGAGCTCCACCCGAGCCAGCAGTTCAAGACCGGGGCGATCTTCGGCTGGAAGCGCGCGGACGGCACGCGGCGGTTCCGCCGGGCCTATGTCGAGGAGGCGAAGGGCAACGGCAAGACGCCGTGGGCGGCGGGGATCGGGCATTACTGCCTGATGGCGGACGGCGAGGCGCGGGCCGAGGTCTACGCGGCGGCGGCGAACGCCGCGCAAGCGATGGTGCTGTTCCGCGACGCGGTGGCGATGCGCGATCAATCCCCGGCACTGGCCGGGCGCCTCACGCGATCCGGCGGCAACCCGGTCTGGAACCTCGCCGACCTCCGCACCAACTCGTTTTTCCGCCCGATCACCGGCGAGGTCCGCCGATCCGGCTCGGGTCCGCGCCCGAGCTGCGCCTTGTGCGACGAAGTCCACGAACATCCCGATGGACTGACGATCGAGATGCTCGAGCGCGGGTTCAAGTGGCGCAAGCAACCGCTGCTGGTGATGACGACGAACAGCGGGTCGGATCGCAACTCGGCCTGCTGGCAGGAACACCAGCACGCGGTTCGCGTCGCGGCGGGCACGCGGACACCCGACGACGCGGCGACCTTTGTCGGCGAGGTGATCGACGACGAGACGTTCAGCTTCGTCTGCGGCCTCGATGTCGACGACGATCCGCTCGAAGACCCGAGCTGCTGGGTCAAGGCGAACCCGCTGCTCGGCGTGACGGTGCAGCCCGACTATCTGGCCGGCGTCGCTAGGCAAGCCCGCTCGATCCCCGGCAAGCTGAACGGCATCCTGCGGCTGCACTTCTGCTGCTGGACCGACGCCGAGACGGCGTGGATGAGCCGGGCGGCGCTGGAGGCGGTCCTCGTCGACTTCGACCCGCTGGAGCATACCGGCGAGGTGATCGCGATCGGCCTCGACATCGGCGCCACAAAGGACATGACCGCGCTCGCTTGCGTGTTGCAGACCGGGACCGTCGACGTGACGCGGCAGGACCGCGACGGCGTCGAACAGGTGATGTCGCTGCCGACTTACCGCGCCTGGACCGAGCAATGGACGCCCGCCGAGACGCTGCCCGAGCGCGGGCTGCGCGATCAGGCGCCCTACGATGTCTGGGTCGAGCAGGGCGATCTCTACGCGACACCGGGGAACGTTGTGCGGCTCGACTTTGTCGCTGCCAGGGTCGCCGAGCTCCAGGCCGACTACCAGATCAAGGTGCTCGCGTATGACGCCTATGCGTTTCAGCGGCACCTCGTCCCGCAGCTCGACGAGATGGGCGTAACCTGTCCGCTGGTCGAGCACCCGCAGGGCGGCAAGCGCCGCGCCGCGCCGACCGCCGGCCAGAAGCTCGCCGCCGAGATGGATGGTAAGGAAGCGCACGGGCTATGGATGCCCGGCTCGCTCGCCGAGCTCGAAACGCTGATCCTCGAAGGGCGCATCCAGATCCGGCGCAACGCGGCGACGATCTCGGCGATCATGTCGGCGGCGATCGAGCGCGACCCGTTCGACAACCGCTGGTTCAGCAAGCGCAAGGCGACGCAGCGGATCGATGCCCTGGTGGCGCTGGCGACGGCGATCGGCGCGATGACCGCGCAGGGCGAGCCGGTGTTCGACGTGCGGGCGATGGTCGCATGATGCCGGCCTGGGTCATCGTCGAGACCAAGCCTTCCGCCGAGGAGGTCGCCGAGCGGTCGCTGCGGCAGGCTGGCTACCGCGTCTACCTGCCGCGCTATCGCAAGCTGCTCAGCCCGCACGGTCGAGCCCGCCAGCCGGTGACCACCATGCGACCGCTCTTCGCTCGGGTGCTGTTCGTTCAGGATTGGCGCGGCTGGCCGGCGATGGGGATGAGCTGCATGGTGGGGCTGATGCTGCTCCGACCGCAGGTTCCGGCGAGGCTGGCGGATACCGATGTTGCCCTCATCATCGAGCGCGAGCGGGCCGGCGAGTTCGACGAGTCGGCGCCGACCGGATCGGGTGCCGCCGTTCGCACCGACCTCGATCTCGGCGAGGAAGTCGAGCTCGAAGCGTTCGGCTCGCGCATTATGGGCGTGCTTGACGAGCTCACCGACGACGGGCGGGCGATCATTTCGGCGCTGATGTTCGGGCGGATCATGTCGATCCGGGTCAGCGCCGCCGGGCTGAAGCGCCAGCGTGAACTGATGGGCGTGGCTGGATATGGCAAATACAGCAAATGAGCGCGGCTTGACAAACCACCCACAATATATGCCATAAGCAAACCCGCGCGGCGCGACCCCTTGGGGTTAAGTCGTGCGCCAGCCGTTTCGTCCTCACAACACTCGACGGCAAAGCGACACGGGTAAATCCCCTTGCCCGTGTCGCGCTTCCGCGTCTGAAGGGCGCGCGAATCCCCGATATTCGGAGCGGTCACCATGATCCGCAAAGCCGCGACCGGCAAATTGCCGGGCACGCTGACCTATGTCCTGTCGGACAACACCCGCGATCGTTACGGCGACATCATCGAGGCCAGCGGCTGGCAGCTCGACAATTTCCGCGCGAATCCGATCGCCCTGTTCAGCCATCAGGGCTCGTTCCCCGTGGGCACCTGGGCGAACGTCAGGGTCGAGGGCGGCAAGCTGATCGGCGATTACATGCCCGCCGATTCCGGCACCTCGGCGCGTATCGACGAGATCAACAGCCTTGTCCGCCAGAACGTCCTGAAGACCACGTCGGTCGGCTTTAACCCGATCGAGAGCGTGCCGATCGATCCCGCCAAGCCCTATGACGGGATACGCTACACCCGACAGGAACTGCTGGAGACCAGCATCGTCTCGGTGCCCGCCAACCCGGCGGCAGTCCAGCTCGCGCGATCCCTCAACATTTCCGACGAGACCATGTCCCTCGTTTTTGGCGTGAACGCCGTTTCGAGACGCAGGGACATGCCAACCGGCGTGCAAGCCGATCGCCAATCGCTCAGATCGAGGGCGACTCCCATGACCACTATGGAAATCCAAACACCCGTTAGCCGACAGATTGAAGACCGGCAGTCGATGCTAAACGCTGCCCGTGATGCGCTTGCCGACCTCGTCCGCGACCCGAACCACGACGGCGCCGAGGAGGATCTGCTCAACGAAGAAATCGAGGAGCACGACCTCGCCCTGAAGCGGCTCCAGCGCAGCGAGCGCTCGCTGGCGTTCCGCGTCTCGGCGGACCCGGCGCCCGCCGCTGGGCTCGCGGCGCCCGCCTCTGCGCGCCGACCGTTCGGCTTGCCGGTCAAGGAACGCAAACCGATCGATCTCTACTTCGGAATGCTGGCGACGCGGGTTCGGGCCGCAGTTACGCACCAGCCCATCGAGGATCTTCTGCGCCAGCATTATCAGGACGACGAAGGCACCGCGATCGTCACCCGTGCCGCAATTTCCGGCGCGACGACGACCGGCGTCGGCTGGGCCGTAGATCTCGTGCAGTTGGCGCAGGGCGATTTCGTCAATCTGCTCTACCCGACTTCGGTATTCCCGAAGCTCTCGGCGATGGGCACGGCGCTGAACTTCGGGCCGAACGCGGGCGCCATCAAGATCCCGTCGAGGACGGCAACGCCGTCGATCGGCGGCGCGTTTGTCGCCGAGGCGCAGCCGATCCCGGTGCGGCGCTTTGGGACGAGCAGCATCACGCTCTATCCGCACAAGGTCGGCGGGATCAGCGTGTATAGCCGGGAGATCGCCGCCTATTCCAACCCGGCGATCGAGGCGCTGATCCGCGACAGCATCGTCAACGACACCAGCATCAACATCGATGGCGTGCTGCTCGACGCGACGGCGGTGTCCACCACGCGCCCGGCGGGGCTTACCAATGGCGTTGTGGCGCTCACCGCCACGGCGGGCGGCGGATACGCTGCTTTCCTCGGTGACCTCAACAAATTGACGGCGCCGTTCTACGCCGCCAATGCCGGGCGCAAGCTGGCGCTTCTGATGAACCCGCAGCAGCGGCAGCAACTGGTGTACGCACCGGGGCCGGCTGGTGCGCCGTTCGGCTGGGCGACGCAGTTCGAGGACATGTTCACCGTCGTCGCGTCGACCTCGATCGCCGCCGGCAGCGCTTACATGGTCGACGCCGTCGATTTTGTCAGCGTGGCGGATGCGCCCGAGTTCGTCATCAGCGAGGAGGCGACCCTTCACATGGAGGACACGACGCCCTTGCAGATCGGCACGCCGGGCTCGCCCGCCGTTGTCGCCGCTCCGGTGCAGTCGATGTACCAGACCGCGCAAATCGCTATCCGCATGACGGCCAACGTCAGTTGGGCGATGCGCCGCGCCGGGATGGTGCAGTTCATCGCCAGCGGCATCAATTGGGGTCCGTAAAGCGTAAGGCGGGGCTTCGGTCCCGCCTCTCGTCTCGGCTCGCCGTGTTCGATGGATGACGAAGGATTAGAGCGATGGAAAGCACCAGGGAGACACGAGACGCCGCGAAGCCGAAGAACGGCCCGATCCCGACGCAGGCCGAGGCGAGTCAGCTCAAGGCGCACGCGATCCTGGGCCGGGACGCTCGGGCCGCTGATGACGAGCTGCCGCCGCCGGTCGAGCACGACCCGCCGACGCCGACGCAGGATCAGTCCGACGCGCTGCTGCTCCAGGCGCACGGGCACGATCCCGACAGCGCGCCGCCGGTCAACGTCGACGTGCCGCATGTCTCGGGCGGCGGAACTGTCGGCGCGACGCTCAATTGCACGATGGGCAACTGGGAAGGCGAACCGACCAGCTATTCCTATCAGTGGCTGAACGAGGACGCGGCGCCGGTCGGGAACGGTCCAGACTATGTCGTCCAGGCGGGCGACGAAGGTCACAGTCTGGCTTGCACCGTCACCGCGACCAACGCCTACGGCGCGACCGCTGCCCCGCCGTCGAACGCGGTCACCATCACCGCCGCCGGCGGCGCAAGGTCCGCCGCCCCGGCCTCGGGAACAAGGAAGTGACCGGCTGGGCGGCGGATCTGGTCGCGGAGGCGCACGGCGAGTTCGTCAACGCCTTATTCAGCGATGAGGCCCGGCTCTGGCCGTTGGGCACGCGGCTTGAGTTCGGCCCGGCTACGGGCGCTGTGATGGTGCCGCGCAGGCTGTTGCCTTGGTGGGCGGTGTCGGAGTTCCTGCCCGACGAGCGGCAGATCGAGGACATCATCCGCGAACGCATGGCCGCCGACACGGCAAGGAATATCGATGACGTGTTGCTCGGCGGCGAACCGCTCAGGAAGCACGCACGACGGAGGGCAAAACGATGATCATCGAGATCCTGTTCGTCGTTACGATGTTCCTGTGGTTTTTGACGATCCTTCCGTTCCCGCCGCTTCAGCCGTTCGCGGCCTCGAATGTATTCCTCGCCTTTACTTCCGTATTGCTGCTCGGCCTGTTCATCTTTTTGCCGGGCTTACGGGGATGAACCACTTCCCGCAATTCATTTTTGAGAGGTTCAGACCGATGATGTCCGATCCGAAGCCTGCGCCCGAGGAAGAGGAGCAGGAGCACGAAGGCGACGAGGGCGGCGAGCACGAAGATCCGCCGCCGGAACAGGAAGCCGCGACGCGAACCCTTTATTCGCGGCCTAAGCGGACCCGACAGATGAAGCCGGGGCGCCGGCCCGGCGGCTACCAGACCCGCTAAATGAACTGGCGTTCCCTGATCCCGTGGGGCAGGCGGGCGGTCGAGGGGCAGTTCCGCCCTGGACCCTACTGGATCAACGGCACCAATGGCGGCTTTCTCAGCGCCGACGCGGGCCGTTACTGGAACTGGTTCCAGAACGGCTATCACCCTGGTCCCTTCCCGCAGCGCAGCGCGATGGTCGAGGCGTGCGTGAGCTCCTACGCCCAGACCGTCGCCATGTGCCCAGGCGACCACTGGCGGGTGCTCGGCAATGGCGGGCGCGAGCGGGTCACCACGTCTGCGCTCCAGCGCGTCATCAAGGCGCCGAACGACTATCAGTCGATCTCCGACTTCCTGCTCAATCTGACCCGGCGGCTGTTCGAGAACGGCGAGGCGTTCGCGCTCGCGCTGCGCAACAATCGCGGCGAGATCGTCGAGCTGCACCTGATGCGCCACGGTGTTCCGACCATCGGCGTCGACGGCAGCGTCTGGTATTCGCTTTCAGGCAACGAGGTCGTTCAGGCGCGGTTTGATCTCAGCAACGAGATCCAGGCGCGCGATGTCC